TAAAACTGAGTTGATCTTGATTTAGTGCTTTTGTTCGGAAGGTAATGATAATCACTCCTACTGATCCTATTTACCTGATAATCAGTAGTGGTGCTTCCAGAAGTACGACGAATGACCGCAGACAAAACATTAACTAGGTCTGTGTCAAGATCGTAACTGGTGGTGCCTTCGGTCAACGCTTCTGTTCTTTCAACAATAAGCCAGAGATTTAAGCCTCGGTTTGCCCATTCAGCAAACATAAGATTAAGGGACCGCCTAGCTGTTTCCAGATCGTAGCCGGTCCTTAATTCTAGTCCACAACGTTCAAACGACTCTTCGATCAACTCGTCGACGTTTAGATCGAACGTAGTTGTCCCTGACGTGGCCATTAGTTGTTAGGCGCTTCGTAATATTTCAAAAACTCACACCAAACCGTGTATTCATTTCCTGCATCAGAGGTCGAGGGAACAACAAACAAAACATCACCAGTATAGCCTGACGCTTCCGTGTTCACTAAGCCCCCAATGGTGCTAAAGTCAAACGTGTTGTCATAAGCCAGGGTCAAAAAAGTAACGTTCGTTGTTGCGTCCCAATCAAGTGATGCCGGTGCATCAGGGGCGCCGCTACAGGTGTACCATATTTTATTTAAAGCCACATGCGTGCATGTTTCTTTATTCGCCGACTGGTTCAACGCTGAAACGTCAACTAAAGTGGTGCTGCTGGCACTTCCATCTGAATAAACAGAACAATATGTGACTAATTTCTTGTCATAATCATATTGAATAGTGGGTCCTGTGACTGTATTAGCCATAATCTACCCCCTATTAAGCGTCAGCAAATGGTGTTACTAAAGTTCCTGAGCCAAGTAGCTGTGCTGCAACATGGTATTTAGCGCTTGCTATTGCACTAACAACCACAATACTTCCGGCTAAGCCGCCTTTAGTTGAGCCATTTTGTGTAATAACATCATTGGAAGAACCAGAAATAAAGGTTTTCCCTGCTGCACTGTCATCAATACCAGTATAAGCGCCACCGACAAATTTGTCCGTGCCGTCTGTTACGATGTCCATGTCTGTTGCCGCTGTAACAACTACGAAAGTGAACTGAGCACCTAAGTTACATAATTGATTTGGGTCGCCTTTGTCTGTAGGTTCTGTAACAACGATGCTGGGAAGTGTAAACACTCCGTCTGCATCATTACACAATAATATCCTACCGGCATGAGACGCCACTGTGATAGTCGTGTTAGCTGTTAAACTAACAACTGAGCTATAGCCCGCATTTATAAGACCTGCTAAAGACCTTATAGGGCCTGAAAAGGTTGATTTTGCCATAATTTCCTCCATTGGAAATAAGTCCTACCGTCTTGGCTTGTCTGCTAGGTCAGTCTGTAGGACAAGTTTACCCTAGGTACAAGAACTATATTACTTGGAAAAAATACAAAAAGAAAGAAAAAAGGGGCCGAAGCCCCCTTCTCTGTAATACTGAGTAAGAAAGTGTATTACAACTTCCAATTTAGCTTATTGCTTATGCTCCGGGGCTGCCAAAGACTGCTCGGGGGTCAGACCACCCAAACGAATATCTTTCGCGAGCCTTGTATCGTACATTACCAGTATCAAAATCCGCTTCCATTGAAGTCTTGATTGGTGAACGGTTAAACATTTTGAACCCGTTCGGACAATCAGTCTTAATGAACCACGCATCTGTATCAGTAAGATAATGATTTACGGTATAGCCTTCTGGGACCATGCCCATGTTGCGTATAGCGTTAATATCATTATCAGAAGTACCCACACGTCCTTGTGATTCCATCAAACGATCAGCGGTGAATTGAAGCTCTTTAGGAAGGATTAGTCTCATTCCTTGGAGAGCAACTTTTAGTCCCCGCTCATCAGTAAAGGCCGCAATGTCGATTAGTGCTTGTTCTAATGAAGTCTCATTAAGGTCAGCAGACGTTGAAAGCTCATTACGCAAATTAGCGCCACCCACAGTTGGATGGTCTGTTGCGCAAAGTTCTTTCGTGTCGCCGCCTGGATAACTTGAATTGAACGCTCTATTCAGGACAGAGGCTGCTTTTACTTGCTTGGTGTTACTCATACTTCTAGCAAGCGCACGAGTGTATCTTGCTGACAGTTTGTCATAAAGATTATCCTCGATAGCTTCTTCAGTAATTGAAAACGCCAATGCAATCGTTTCATGGGTGTATCTAGACGTAAAGGCTTCTTGTGCTTGATCAAATGCCACTCCGGCTCCTTCTGATTTAACAGGTGCTGTATCGAAACCAGTGAGCATAACCTCTTCTTCAAAAGCTCGGTCACTAGACTCAGTATCATAAATTGCTTCATGTTCTTGGTCATAGCGACTGTACTCTAGTCCAAAGAGAGCATTCAAGCCAGGTAGCAATTCTTTTACGAGTTGCGCTCTACTTATAGCCATTATTTACTCCTTATGTTCCAGCTACAGGACCTCTGTAAGCGTGCTCATTGATTATTACAACCAAATTTGCATTATCCGCTGTGAGATCCCCGTTAATATCATCTTGAACCGCACCCATAATCTTAAGCTGTAAAGCTTGAGTTGTGGCGATTGTGCTTGAATCAAGCTCCCGAGTGCTTACGCCCGTTGTTGTACTACCGCCAATACCGTCTGTGTCTGCATTTCTGCCTACACAAGTTACTGCTGAGGCACCATCTGCTTGTATTACAAACATTTGGTTAGGGTCGTCATAGATATATGCTTCTATGTCGCCACTTCCGAGTGCAGTCGTATCCGCTGGGTAATAATTCTTAAAGGTCGGGGTGCCGTCAGATGCAACATAGTAGCAATGCGAAAATACGCCAACAATGTTAGCAGAACTAGCTGCTGCCCTGTTGATATAACCACCTGCGAATATAACTAAATCACCTTGAAAGATGTTTGTGTTATATCCAGCGGGTGCAATATTGTATTTGTTTGCTTCTTGTACAGCCGAACCAACATTAAGACCTTTGTACGGACGAAGCCCGAAGGCTTTATCTACGTTAGCCATTTATTTAGTCTCCTAAATAACGATGAATTATTGTTACCGATAAAAGATTAGTTGTCGTCAACTGCTCTCTTACCGCCCAAAGTTACACGAGTTTGTCGATTTGGTTTTGAAACCGACATGGAGGGATGCGAGCCGTCTCTAAAGTAGTCGTTATCAACAGCGTCCATTTGTCCTTCAGTTCTTGAATCGAAATGGTGTTGCCGTTCTTTTACGGTTTCTTCAGGTATACGAGCTAATATCAGCCCTCCTACCCCAATACATCCTGCGTGTTTGCCGTCTTCAATGGTGGGAGCTTCAAAGTCCGGATATTCGTCTGCTCTCACAGGTTCGTATCCTTCACGGAGTCTTGCTGACATGTTTTTTGTGTCGGCTTGTCCGCGGACCTCTGTTCTTACCCATCTATGTCGATAGCCTTCAGGGGCTGGGGGTGCATCCAATGCGGATGGTGGAGACCAAGGTCTACGTCGAGATTGTTTTTCTCGGGTATCGGTCCCGCGTGAAGCTCGAGTTGTTTCTTTTACGTCTGTTGTGGTTTTATCCATTTTTTACTCCTTCACGTATTTTGCGTACTCTTCTAGTGGCACACCTAATTTTTTGGCGATTGCAACCTGTGATGGTGTGAGTCTCACAGTGTTCTTACCGCGCCCTTTTTTCGCGCTGCGCGTTGCAGATGCGACCGTTTGGGCGGGACGGTTGTCTTGTGAATTAGAGGCTCCATTAAACTTATGTGGAAACTCCTCTCTCATTCGTTTATCTATCTCATCATAGTACTGATCTTCACTTGCGTCAAACCCTTCTTCCTCGGTAAGCTGTCGATGAATTACAAAACTGGTCATGGTCATAGCCGTATCACTACCGAACCAATTGTTTCTTTCTGCCCAGGCTTCCGCTTTTGGATCAGGTGGCGCAGGCGCTGTAGGGACAGAGGCCGTATCCACAGGGGTATTAATTAACCCTTTTTTAGTGGCTTCGGATATAGCTTGGCTCTGTTTTCTTTGTATGTTCATAGCCTTAAGGTTTTGGGCCTCAACTGCTAATCGTGCTAGTTTTTGTTGCGCCTCAACTTGATTTTCAACATCGTCCATTTCAGTTGCTGCTTTAAGCGCTGCTTTTGCTGCTTCTGTTTCTGTGGTGATCCTGTTTGCAAACTCCACAATATAGTTTCCATCTAGCGCAGAATTTTTTGTTTTTAGTTTTGTGTTCTCTGTTCTTACGTTTTGAGCATACTCTGTGGCGGCTTTCTCTCTTCGTTCCGCCTCTCTTAGCTTCCCAGTTAGTTTGTTAATCCGAGCTTTAACGTTTTTACTATAGCTTTCAAGCTCATCGGATTCTTCTTGCTCTACCTCTTTAACATTTACTTGGGGTATTTGTTCTTCTTCCCTAACCGTTTCTTGCTCGACTTCGGTTATTGTGGCTCCTTCTTGGGGCAGTTCGACGTCGACGGCGGGGCCGGAAACATCCAGATCCACCATTTTTTCTTCGTCTGTTTTAGTTAGTTCTTGTGCTGGCATGATTTAGTCCTCATGTTAATAATTATGCAGAATTGCTTCTGGGTCGGTTACTTTCGCAATGATTTCGTCATCGTTCAATATTTTGACTTCTCCGCCTTCTATTTCAAAGCGAGAGCCGGCATATCGTCCGAACAAAACCCAATCCCCGGCTTCACACCAAGGACCTGTTGGAAATTTGTTTTCGTCTTGATAAGCAAGTTCACCTGTTTTTAACACATAACCGAGGACCGTGGCTATTTGTTGCCGTTCCACGGTTTTCTCTGTTAAGTATATGCCTCCCTCTGTGCGGGCTTGGCCGCGGTAGGGAAGAATAAGGATGCGCCAACCGGTTGGTTCAGGAAGCTGGCTTAATAGATCAGAAGACAGCTTTTCCGGATTAAGTTTTTCCTCATCCGTCTTCTTGTTGCCAACTTTTTCATAGGCTTTTTGTAAAGGGGCCTTATTGGCCTCTTCCTGCGCCCACTTTTGTTCAAGGGCGGAATTTGCGTCACTCACAGGTTTAGTCTCCTTGTTTATCCAGTAACGTGTTTATCTCGGTCTTCACATAAGCCAAGGCTTCTGTTTGTCCGGTCAAGTGTCGATAATGCTCCCAGTTCTTAACTTCACCGTTAAGCATCATCATTTTTACTCGTTCTTGTTTCTCTTCAACTATTTTTAATAGTTTATAAGCAAAATCTACGGTGTCAATAATTTTATCTCCTGTCTAACCTGCCAAGTCCCCGACCCAAAGACGTGGGTCCTTGTGCGGATCATAGGGCTCCTTTCTTAATGGGTCCTTGTGCGGTGGCAGAGGAAAGGGTTTTGGGACTTGGGGTTCTGGAGTAAAGGGTTTTGGAACAGGCTCAAAATATTTTTGGTTTATTCCGGAAGGGTATAAGTCCACCCCTAGTGTTGTGGGTATATCAAAATTGTATTGTGCAGGGTCTCCAAGGTTTAGTGTCCCTAGCCCTGTTGGCGTTTCTGCGCCCGTTGTTGCTCCCCCACTATAAGGAGTGGTTCCGGCAAACTGTCCATACATTAGTTGATAAGGGTCTACATCTCCATAAGGGTTTGTTGGAAAATTCCCAGGAGTATAGGGCTGGGTAAAGTTCATGCCTGTGTCTACAGGATCGTCAGGAGGTGTTGTTTGGCCACCACCGGCCCCTTGCATGGCTGCGGCTATTGCTGAGTTAATTGCTCCGCCCTCACCTAAAGCAGCATCAAGAGCCGCTTGTACTGAAGAGTCAACGCCTTCTTGTCCTAAGTATCCTGACTCTGCCATCAAAGCATTGATCTGATCCGCTGTCATATAGCCTGAATCCAATAGCGCTTGAACATCTTCCTGAGACATTCCCTCTATGCCTGTCTCCCCTGTTTGAGACGCCGCGATTGCAGCATCTATTAACTGTTGAATACTGCTTTCATCTAAGGCTCCGCCTGTGGCGTCGGCAATCATTTGCTGGATTTGTTCTGTGGTCATTCCATTAGCCAGACCATCTGTAATCATGGCCTGTATTTCGGCTTCGGTTAATCCGCCCAACGATTCAAGAGTGGCTTGTGATTCTGCGATCATTTCC